AATAGCGTATTGCAAAATATTGCTAGTACACGAGCAAAAGTTATTTACCTAGATCTTGATGCAGATTTAAAAGGTGATAATCCTGATCCATATACATATATTGGTCAAGCTAATGGTGATAATGATAATTTACATTTAGCAGTTAATGGTCGGTATGTGCAGGGCAAACAGTTTTATGATTCTATTATTAAGAATTCCTAGATTTCATCGAGAGTCAAAATGAATAAATTCAAAGATAAAATGAATCGATATTTCACAATAGGTTTGTTTAAAGAAACAGCTATCCATGATAAACAATACGTTCTCTTCACTCTTGAAGAAGCTAAAGCTCTATACATGTCTTGTAGAGACATCACTGGATATCAGTTTGCTACGAAACATCTAGGTGGTTGGCAACATTTCAAAGCTTTATACAAGTCTCCAGCTCTTGCTCCTATTCTTGATGAATGGGAAGAGGAGTTGGAAGTAGCCTTACGTTCCGAAGCTCTAAAGAAAATAGAGAATCTCTCTAATGGGGATAAAGGTTATCAAGCTGCTAAATTCTTAGTAGACAAGGGATGGAAAGAAAAGACGAAAGGACGCACTACTAAGGAGGCGATCCAGAAAGAAGCTCGTATTAATGAAAAAGTATATGATGAGTTCAACAATGTAGTTGACTTTAAGAAATAGGAAGTAATATGGATTGGCGAAAACAGGCAAAGATTAGTTTAGAAAGGATGCCTAAGAATATAAAGGAGTTACGTACTAGTTGTTTTGACGACTTACGTGTTTTCGCTAGAACAATGAATCCGGGATATATGTATGGGGAAACTCATATGGAGATATTCAAATGGATGATGGATTATGAATTATTCGGTACTGGTAATGGACTGACTGCCAATAAACTTATCATGCTCCCTCGCGCACACTTAAAGAGCCATATGGTTGCTACATGGTGTGCATGGATTGTAACTAGACATCCTGAAGTAACAATATTATACTTATCGGCTACAGCTGATCTAGCTAAGACACAGCTCTTTGCTATTCAGAATATACTCGGTAGTACTAAGTTTCAAAAACTATTCCCTGAATACATAGATCCTGCTAAAGGAACTAGAGAAAAGTGGAGTAGTGAGAGAATCTCAATAGATCATATCAAACGTAGAGAAGAAGGAATCCGAGATGCTACTATTTCCACTGCTGGCCTTACAACAAATACCACTGGCTGGCACGCTGATATTATTGTACCCGATGATATAGTTGTTCCTGAGAACGCCTATACAGAAGATGGTCGTGATTTGGTAATGAAGAAGTCTTCTCAATTCACTTCTATTAGAAATGCTGGTGGATTTACAATGGCTTGTGGTACTAGATACCACCCTTCAGATATTTATGATACATGGAAGACACAGGTCTATGACATATATAATGACGAAGATGAACTCGAAGATACAGTTCCTGTATGGGATATTATCGAACATAAGGTTGAAGAAGATAACATTTTCTTATGGCCTAGAGCAGTTAGAGATGATGGAAAAGCATTTGGATTTAATAGAAACGTCTTAGCACGTATTAGAGCGGAATATGCAGATCATGTTCAATTCTATGCTCAGTATTACAACGATCCTAATAGTAGCGATACAAACCGAATCTCTAAAGATAAATTTCAATATTACGATCAGAAACATGTAAGATTGTTTGAGGGTCGTTGGTATGTGAATAATAAAGCTTTAAATATCTATGCAGCTATCGACTTCGCTTATACTAAAAAGAAGCGTTCAGATTATACTGCAATAGTTGTTATCGGTATGGATGGTGAAGGTAATATCTATGTACTTGATATCAATAGATTCAAGACTGATAAAGTAGCAGTGATGTTTCAGAATATAAAAGAACTACATATTAAATGGTCTTTTAGAAAGTTAAGAGCTGAAGTAACAGCCGCTCAATCAATGATTGTTGAGGATCTAAAAGGGGATATCAGGAAGGATGGGATGAGTCTCTCAATAGAGGATCATCGTCCTTCTCGACATCAAGGTAGTAAGGAAGAACGAATAGCTGCGGTACTAGAACCAAGATATGAGAACATGTCTATCTGGCATTTTAAAGGTGGATACATTCCTGCTTTAGAGGAAGAAGTTATCCTTGCTAGACCAAAGCATGATGATTTAAAAGATGCTTTAGCTTCTGTAATAGAAATAGCTAAACCTCCAAGACGTATAAGAGCTTTAGAAGATACTAGATCTAATGTTGTGTACAATACTCGTTTCGGTGGAATTAAATTTAATTAATAGGATATAAAATGGCTGGGACTAATGTGGAGCTAGATCTCCTATTAAACGATAATACGGATGATACAGGCAAAAAGATTGGTAGGTTGTGGGATGAGTGGTCAACTAAACGTGATCCTAAGATAGAAGAATGGAAAGAGTTACGAAACTATGTTTTTGCAACAGATACCTCTACTACTTCTAATTCCAATCTCCCTTGGAAGAACTCAACTACAATGCCTAAGTTATGTCAGATACGAGATAACTTACATGCTAACTATATAAGTAGCATCTTTCCTAATGATAATTGGATTAAGTGGGAAGGTAAGACATTAGAGGAAAGCACTTTCAAGAAGAAGAATGCAATCCAATCTTATATGTCTACTAAAGCTCATCAGAGTAATTTAAGAGATACCATCTCAAAACTCTTGTATGATTATATAGATACTGGTAATTGCTTTGCTACAAGTCATTATGTCCGAGAAGAAACTTTTGATAAGGATGATCCTACTAGGAGGGTGACAGGTTATACTGGCCCTAAAGCAATACGTATTAGTGCATTTGATATAGTATTTAATCCAGTAGCTCCAGAATTCAAAGAAGCTCCTAAGATTATAAGGTCTATTAAGTCTATTGGTGAACTCACTAAGATGGCTAAGAGAGATCCTATATGGTTAGAAGCTATAGAGAAATCTAAGAATGTTCGTAGAGGTGCAGCGGCATTTACTACACAAGACTTTCATAAGTCAGTCTCCTATCTAATTGACGGTTTTGGAGACATGAGGGAGTATTATGGTACCGACTATGTAGAAGTACTTACATTTGAAGGTGATTATTATAATACTGAAACAGAAGAATTCGAAGAAAATATTCAGATAATTGTAATTGATAAGAGTATATTAGTTACGAACAGAACAATACCTTCTCCGCTAGGAAAGGCTAGAGTTGCTCATGCTGGATGGAGGAAACGTCCAGATAATCTATATGCAATGGGCCCATTAGATAATCTAGTAGGTATGCAATATCGTATAGATCATCTTGAGAATCTAAAAGCTGATGCTATGGATTTGATGGTTCACCCTCCTTTAGTTATAGTTGGGGATGTAGATCCTTGGACTTGGGGGCCAGAAGCTGAAATCCACATAGTAGGTGAAGGCTCTGTTACAGAATTAGGACAAAACTTTAGTGGTGTTGTTTCAGCAATCTCTGAGATAGACCGTCTTGAAGCCAAGATGGAAGAGTTTGCAGGTGCTCCTAAACAAGCCATGGGTATTCGTACTCCCGGTGAGAAGACAGCCTTTGAAGTACAAGCTTTAGAGAACGCAGCTGGTAGAATATTCCAAGAGAAGACTGTTAATTTTGAAATTAATATATTAGAACCTCTCTTGAATAGTATGTTAGCTGATGCTATTGCAGCACAAGACGTATCTGAAGTAGTAAGAACTTTCGATGATAATATCGGAGCTGAAGACTTCTTAAGAGTAACAACAGATGATCTTATGGCTGAAGGTTTAGTAAGACCTATTGGTGCTAGACATTTTGGACAACAGGCTCAGATCTTACAGAATCTAAGTCAAGCTCTTGCTAGTCCATTAGGTCCCATAGTTCAGCCCCATATATCAGGTAAAGCAGCTGCTAGATTATTAGAAGATAGTTTGCAATTACAACGATATAGTTTAATAAGACCTAATGTAGCTTTATCTGAAGCAGCTGAGACCCAGCAACTAGGTGGAGCATTACAGGAGGAAGTAGCTGTTGAACAAGCAACCGAGTAATAGTTGGACATCTAATCTAACTGAAAAAGTACAGAAAGAGGAGTTTAATCTTAGGCTCCTTGAATCTAGAGATTTATTTCTACGTCTTAAGGAATTAGTAGAAGTGAAAGTTAAAGAGAATACTAAGGCTAGGATTGCTTTAGATTCTTACGATAAACCTGCTTGGAGTGAATTTCAAGCAGATACTAACGGATACGAGAGAGGGTTGACAGAAATCCTTACTCTTCTAAAATTTACTTAAGGAATATACATGTCTGACCAAGACCAAGATTTATTTAATAAAACACCTACAGATAAAGATCCAGCTCCTGCACCACAGGATAAGGATCTGAGTGGCACACCGACTAACTACGACCCATTGTTAGGGATGATTGTCAACTCAGATGGACAGCAAAAATATACGACAGTTGAAGAAGCACTAAAAGGAGCTAATCACGCAAACTCTCACATTTCTAATTTGGAGAAAGAGCTGAAAGATTTACGTGATGCTCAAGAAAAGCAACCTAAACTAGATGATGTTATCGCTGCCATACAGTCTCAGAATAACCAAGACCCCGGTAATACTGATGATGGTAAGCCTAAACAACTTACTGCGGCTGATATCCAAGGTATGGTTGAACAAACCATGACTAATATTAGTACTAAAGCAACTACAGAACAAAATATCAGTACAGTTACTGGTAAGTTCAAAGAGTTGTACGGTGATAAAGCTAGTGAAACCTTATACGGCAAAGCCAATGACCTTGGAATGAGTCAAGAAGAAATTAATAGCCTAATCTCAACTAATCCTACTGCGGTTTTCCGTATGTTAGGAATTGATGAAAATATTAAACCAGATGTGAATACTGATACAGGTAATATAGATCCTCAGAACTTTCAACAGAAAGCTCCTAGTGAGATTCCTAGTTCGATGGGTTATGTTTCAAGTAAACAGTTAGAAGCAAATTGGTTAGAATCTAAAAAACGAACCAATGAAAAATATGGTTTCGGTTAAAAACTAAGGAAATAAATAATGGCTATTACTAGCACATCAAATACAGCCTTTGTTGAAGCTACGCAGTATTCTGCGTTCATCCTTGAGAACTTACATGACGGCTTGTTACCGGGTCAGTTCTTTCGAGATGTATCAGACTTCGGCTCAGGTACTACTTTAAACATCAAGACTCTTGGTGAAGCTCAGATTCAAGAAGTGGAAGAAAACACTCCTCTGACTTATACACCTATCGAGTCTGGTAACGTAACGCTTAATATTACTGACTATGTTGGTGATGCTTGGTTTGTTACAGACATCATGCGTCAAGACGGTGCTCAAATTGAAGCTCTGTTAGCAGGTCGTGGTAAGGAAGCAACTCGTGCTATCCAAGAGAACGTGGAAACTCGTGCTTTTGAGGTACTAGAAGCAGCTCAAACTGATGCTGATCCCAACTTAGTTAATACGTTTGCACATCGTTTTGTACCAGCTACAACTAATCGTACAATCACTTTGCAAAGCCTGATTAACATGAAACTTGCTTTTGATAAAGCTAATGTTCCTATGGCAGGTCGTGTTGGTATTGTTGATCCTGTTGTAGAAGCAACTCTTAATACTACTTTCCAGATTACGGCTAGCTCTATTGATGCTAATCCGTTCTTCCAAGAAGTATTCAAAAGTGGTTTTGCTCGTGAACATCAGTTTATTACCAATCTTTATGGTTGGAATATCATGACCTCTAATCGCTTGCCTACTGGTACATTCAGTGATGGTACTACTACAACTACTGGCGGTACAAGTACTTCTGGTGTAGCTAATATCTTCATGTGTGTTGCAGATGACAATACTAAGCCTCTTATGATGGCTTGGCGTCAACAGCCTCGTGTAGAGGGTGAACGTAATAAAGACCTACAGCGTGATGAATTCGTTCAGACAGCCCGTTGGGGTTTAGGTGCGCAGCGTACTGATACTCTTGGTGTTATTGCAACATCTGCCACAGCAACCGCATAAGGAATAGATAATGTCTAATTATGAATCAGATCCAGCTGGTCTGGGTGTAGGCCAACGATACGGTCGTCGTACTGTTGGTGGTGTTACGGGTACATTTGTTATGAATGACTCTCAACGTGAGATTGTTTTTGATCTTGCAGCTGATGAGCCTTTAGCAGGTGTTCCTATGACTATAGAATTACCTGCCAACTATTTAGTTGAAGCTCTGTATATTGAAGTAGAGGAAGCTTTTGCTGCCACTTCTAGTGCAGACTTATCAATTAATGGTGGTGCAGGGTTAACAACTGATTTTGATCTAGCAACAGCAGGAGCACTTTTAGGAGTAGTTCTTACTGGTCTAGCTAATTTATCAGGTACTTCCGCTGTTAATATTGTATTGACAGCAGACGCAGCAGCCATTGCCTCAGCAACTGGTAAAGCTCGTGTAATCGTACAGTATAAAGCTGTATAAATAATATTAGGGGACATTCTGTGTCCCCTTTTATTTCATTAAATTTTAAGAGGATAAGCTCATTGCTATTGAACATAATGTAATAACAGACCCTAATCGCCATGAGCCAAAGGGAATTATAGCTGCCGCTGCTGAACAAGTCTATATAGCTACTGGTGGTGGAATTGATGGAGGAGCTTGGGGTAATGTTCTTCCCTTGGGAGCAAGTACAGCTTTACTAGGTCAAACCTTTGTATCTGACGGAGCAGGGAGTGGTGCTTGGAAGCATGGAACAGATATACACGGAGAGATGGTTGTAACTGGTTTTACAACTTCTCTCGCTGTACCTTTGGCTGTTGATCCTACGTTAGCAACTGATACTGATTATATTAAAATTACTGCGGCAAGTATGTGGTCAGCAGGACACTTAGATGGTATAACTTTTAATATAGATGAATTAGTAGCTCCTGTTGATGGAACCTACGAATTAAACTTTTGGGCTTCTATTGAAGTTGCAGTAACTAGTACTTTAATTGGGGTTAAATATGCTATTGATGATGCAACTCCTTATAGTACTAGAAAGATACTGAACAAAGCTAAGACAGCTTCAGATGTTAATAATATATTTGGTGTAGGATTTGTTGGATTACTTACTGCTGGACAAACTGTGAGTATGTATATCGCAGCTGATACAGCCTCTGGTGTAATTGTTAGAGAAGCTGGACTTACTATGAAACTATTAGAGGAAGCCTAATGCCTAAGAGTACACTAATAGAGATCGTTCAAGATATAATGAACGACATGAGTAGTGATGAAGTTAACTCTATTTCTGATACAGAGGAAGCTGTTCAGATTGCTCAAATAGTTAAAACAACTTATTTTGAGATGATTGATAGGAGAGACTGGAGTCACCTCTCAAAGTTTACTACATTAGATTCTGTAGGGGATAGTTCTAGACCGACTCATCTAGGAACTCCTGAGAATATGACGAGACTTGATTGGTTCAAGTATAATAAAAAGAAGACTGGAGATACTAGAAATAGGTTCATGGATATAAAGTATAAATATCCAGATGAGTTTATTCTTGATACAAACAGTAGAAATCTAGACGACACAAATGTAATTGAAGTTACGGACTTTGGTGGAGCTAAATTCCAAATTAAGAACGATGTACAACCTACTTACTATACATCTTTTGATGATAATTACATAGTAATGGATAGTTATGATGCATCTTTAGAAAGTTCCGTACAGGCTGCTAATACCCAAGTAAGAATTTATACTATTCCAGTATGGTCAGTTACTGATAACTTTGTTCCAGATCTTCCTATGGAAGCTTTCTCTGCTTTAATAGCAGAAGCTAAATCAGTTGCTTCTTTTAAATTGGATCAGGAAGTAGATACTAAAGCTGAACAGCAATCTGAAAGACAACAAAAGAGGTTGTCTGTAAATAATTGGAATATTAAAGGTGGGACTAGACGTCCTGATTATGGAAGAAGAGTAGGGAAGGTTACTTCTAGTATCCCTTTCGATAAGACGTAAGGATTAAAATGACTTTTAAACATAAAGAAACTAAAGGTAAGCATAAGTTACCTCCTAAGAAAATACTTATGGTTATGAGAAGTGAATCTCACCCCAACTTCTATAAGATTGCTTATGAAGAAGGAGGTACTCTCCCTTCGGAACTTAGATCTCAATTTACAAGTAAGAAGAAAGCTTCTGAATCTATACAGGCTTATCTTACTAAGAAAGAGATCAATAAACCCTATCTTGAACATGTAAGAGACAAAGAATATGGCAAGGCAGAAAGCGAAGAAAGAAAATAATACCTTCGTAAAAGGATTAATAACAGAAGCTGGGCCTCTCACATTTCCAGAGAATGCTTCTATTATAGATGTGAATTTTGTACTCAATAGAGATGGAAGTCGCCAAAGACGTTTAGGTATGTCCTATGAGAATGATTTCGTTAAGAGAACTATAAGTTCCCTTGAAGGAACAATTAATGCTGTTAAGAGTTATACTTGGAAGAGTGTTGGTGTTAACAGTGCTTTAGATATAGCTGTACTTCAGATAAGTAACTCTCTTTATTTCTTTGATAATAATAGAGATAGCATCTCTTCTTTCATATTGAACGGAGGGGTTCCTTTAGTAATCTCTTCTGTTACAGAAACTAAATATAATTTTACGTCTATATACGGAAAACTCATTGTTGCTACTGGAGAACAAGTAGTATATATTCTAGAGTATGATGAAACTACAGAAATTATCTCAGAAAGCGTTTCTGGTGGTTATAGATTAGAGATAAGAGATACCTTTGGTGTTCAAGAAGTACCAGCTTTAGAAGTAGATGAGAGACCTCAAACAGGTGTTCTGTCCCCTTCTCACAACTATAACTTGAGGAATCAAGGCTGGCCGTTCCTTTATTCTACAATAAGTAATCGGAAAGGTGATGAGATTGCTCAACAGAGAGATCCAGTTACTTGGTCTAATATCTATCCTCTAGATCTTAGTACAGATTATCACTTCTTTCCTAGTAATGCAGACACTATAACAGCTTTAAAGACAGTTGTATTCCAAAATGTCTCTGCTACGGGTGCATACAACCCCAGAGAAGCGTTTAGAAATGTTTTTGGTACTACCCCAGCACCTAAGGGTTTATACACCTTAGATCTCTTTAATAGAGGTGAGAGTAGAGCTACTAGACCAAGTGGTGTAACTTTTCCTAGTCTTCCTACTGATAAAACTCTAGGAGGGATAACAGATGTTAATTCTTATGCAGGAAGAGTATTCTATGCAGTAAGAGAAGATTCTACCTCAGACACAGATGAAAATAGTCCTAATATAGGAACTATGATAATGTTTGGTCAGAGTACTTCTAATATCTCAGATTTGGGTAAATGTTACTCAGAGAATGATCCAACTTCTCCAGAGATAAATGATCCTTTAGCTACGGATGGCGGCTTTATAACAATAGCTAATGCTGGTAAGATAGAACGAATAGTTCCTCTTGGTGAATCCTTATTTGTATTTACTTCTAAGGGAGTATGGGAGATATCTGGTGGGGAAGGCTTCTTCTCAGCAACTAATCAGACTGTCACAAAGACAACAGATTTTGGAACAATTAGTGGAAATTCTATTGTAGAGGGAGAGACAGGTATAAGTTTTTGGTCTCCCGGAGATATCTATTCTATTCAGATAGATCCTACTTCTTTGAAAGGAGTTCCTACAAATCTAACAAGAGACACTATTCATACTTTCTATGAAGAACTTCCCTCTACTTTTAAAGAGGAAGTTACAGGGATATATGATGATGTTTCAAAACATGTTCGGTGGCTTTATTGTGATGCAATCCTCCCTTATAGAGGCTATTACAATAAAGAATTAGTTCTTGACTTGGCGTTAGGCTCCTTCTATATAAATGATTTAAAAGACTTAGATATGACTACGGGAGCTTCTCCTTACGTTATGGGCTATCTGAATATATCTGACAGTGTTTTTACAGATATCACGGAACAAGTTGTAGTAGGTACTGGTAATAATGTTCAAGTTACCGCAGTAGATGTAGGAGTAACACTAAGAGAGTCAGATCAGAGTTCTGAGAGTTCAACTAAGTATTGGGCTGTTAGAGATTTAGGAACTGGTTCTGCTGAATTTACAGTAGCTGGCTATCTAGACTTAGATTTCCTAGATTGGCCTGATGAAACAGATTCTTTAGGGGTTAGTGGTCAAGATGCAAATGCAACTTTATTAACAGGGTATACCACTGATGGTGATTCTGAATTAGAAAAGAAGAATCCTAGAATAACTGTATTCATGAAGAGAACAGAGACTGGTTTTACAGATGATGGAAGTGGTAACTTAACTCCTATCAACCCTAGTAGCTGCTTACTTCAAGGACAATGGGAGTGGACTGACTCTGCTACAGCAGGGAGATGGTCTCCTCAAAGAGATGTCTATCGTCTGCCTAGGATGTTTGTTCCAACAGGATCTGGAGATCCTTTTGATTATAGTTTTACTGTTGTAAAAACAAACAACAGGATTAGGGGTAAGGGAAGTGCTCTGAGTCTACTATTTAAAACCTCCCCCGGAATGGATTTACATATCTATGGATGGACGAGAGAAATATTATTACCTGAAACTTAAAATATTTTCAGGAATTTTCCTTAAATCTCTTATTATACTCTATAAGAGGTTTAAGGAATGCTAGGAATATGGTAAAATATCAAATAGAAAGTTTCACAGAATGTTTAGAAGAGTTGCAAGATCTGTTCGAGATCCATTATCAAGAGATAGGAAATGATCCTAAGAATATAAGATTAAATCCTGATTATGATACATACTTCCATTTAGAAGATATAGGACAGCTTCATTTAGTTACAGTAAGGGATGATGATAAGATAGTTGGTTACTACCTCTCTGTCATTAACCCTCTCCTACACTTTAAGCATATACTTAATGCTTATAACGATGCAATCTTTATCTGTAAAGACTACAGAAAAGGTTCAATAGCTTATAAGATGATTAGGTTTGCTATAGAAGATTTAGAGGGATTGGGTGTTAATCAAATAACATTACATACTAAAATTAAACAACCTTTCGATAAACTCTGTGAAAAATTAGGAATGACCTGTATAGAGCGTCATTACACTAAAACACTCGGAGAATAATAATGGCGTTATCTGTTTTTGTAGCCGCCACAGTCACACAGGTCGGTCTAGGTATAAAACAACAAAGGGATGTAGAAAAAGCTCAAGAAGAGTCAGCTGCTGTAGAACAAGCTGTACAAGGAGAACAAGCAGCTAGAGCACGTAGAACAAATATAAGGCAAGCTGCTGTTAAGAGAGCACAAATTGAGAACGTAGCGGCTGCTTCTGGACAAGAAGGAAGTTCAGCTGTAATAGCTGGTACTCAACAAATTGCAGGAGATGTTTCTAGAAATATAGGAAACATCAGAACAGCTGAAGTGTTTAGTTCTAAGAGAACAGCAGCACAGCAGAATCTATTTAGTGCCCAACAAACTTCACCGCTTCAGTTAATAGCAGGAGCAGCACAACAAGGTGCTATAGCTTTTAAATCATAGGAAATAATATGCCTCAAATCGAATTAACGGAAGATACTTCAGCTATTGTCTCAGTAGAGATAGAAGAGGAAGTTCCTAAAGGTGAAGCACACGAGATAGGAGTTACTTCCGGTATTGTTGCTTCAGATCAAGGAAGAGATCCTGTAGAAGCTTATGCTATTGCTACAGGCACTAGAGATATTCCCTCTATGATTAACGTTGTTAATGAGACAACATCTAAAGATCGTTTAAGTTTGATGAATAGTCTCTTAACAGTAAGTACCTCTGAAAGTGTTAAGGTTGAAGCCGCACAACACGTAGCTGATATGGAAGGTGCTAATGGAATATTAGGCCCATATATACAGCAAATTAAGTCTATGCCTTCCTCTGTAGGCAGGTCTGAAAGAGATATAAAAGAACTAGCTGTTATGACATTCACTCGTCAGGCTCTAGGTCAGTTTCACTCTACAGGGATAGGAGACACTAT